CCACTACCCGCCTATAAAATTAATTACGATGACTTAGACCCGCTTGTAAAAAAAGCTATAGAATTAGGATACGAAAAAGACCCAAGAAAATGTTAAACAACAAAGGACAATACTTACAATACTTACTAGACTACCGAGAAGGAAAAATAAAACAAGGTCTTGGACTTGGCTGTAGTATGGATAACTACCTACGCTACAAACCTAAACAACTAAATATCATTTTAGGACACGACAACGTCGGCAAGTCGTACTGGATAAATTGGTACTTCCTTTCGTTGGCACTAAAACACGGACTAACATTTTGTATGTGGAGTGGAGAAAACCAATACGGACAAATTCTAAGGGACTTAATACAAATTTACACGGGTAAGAAGTTTAAAGAACTTTCGATAGCAGAAGTACAAACGCATTCCGCTTACTTAGAACAATACTTTGACTTCGTAGACAATTCTAAGCTATACAAACCTGAAGAACTTTTTACTATATTTAGAAAAAGCAAAGCACAAGTTTGTTTAATAGACCCGTATACTGGTTTAGATAGGCAAATGGGTTACGAAGGCAACTACCAATTTTTAAACAACGCACGACAATTTGTCAACGAAACGGGTAAGACTTTGTACATAAACACGCACCCGAATACTGAAAGCGGTAGGAGTGGCAACTTGTACCCTGACACGCATATATGGAAAGGACACTTAAAACCACCAATGAAAGATCATATAGAAGGAGGGAAGGCATTTTTAAATAGGTGCGACGATATGTTTGTCATCCACCGCTTAGTAAAACACGAATCTATGAAATATGTAACTTTGCTAAGTGTAGAAAAAGTAAAAGACACGGACACGGGAGGACAAATTAGCGGAATAGACGAATTTGTAATGTGTGACTTCAACAGCGGGTTAGGCTTTACTATTCAAAGTGCTGACCCATTAAAAGACGTAAGACCTAAACCACCTACACAAACACGAATAAGTAGCGGTTTAATGTCTACAAGCGAAAAACTAAGAAACAACGATTTACCTTTTTAACTATGGAAGATTTAATACTACTAAAAACAAGCGTACAAATAGGACTGCTACACGCTAAAATAAGTCTATCTTTAGACGAAATAAAAGAAAAGCACCCTAATAGAACTGACTTAATAGTAAGTATGTCTGCCAGTCTAAAAGACGTTAAAGAAGTGCATCGTGTTTTTTTAGAATTAGAAACTGAATACCGAGTAGCAAATAAAAGTTTATTTAGGTTAGAACTTTTGAACCTTGAACTAAAACACGAAATAGAAATGTTAAGAAAAGAAATACAATTTAAAGACGTTACGTTATGAAAAGTCTTCGTGTTTTAATAGCTTGTGAAGAAAGTCAAGCGGTTACTAAAGAATTTCGTAAATTAGGACACGAAGCATTTAGCTGTGATTTGTTGCCGTGTAGTGGGGGTCACCCAGAATGGCACTATCAAACAAATGTTTTTGATGTAATTAATGAAGGTTGGGATATTATGGTAGCTCACCCACCTTGCACTTATTTAGCGGTCAGCGGTGCGGGTTGGTTATACAATAAAGACAAATCCAGGAACGAAGAGCGTTACCAAAATCAAATGCAAGGTCTTGAATTTGTACACAAATTAATGTATGCTAAAATAGATAGGATTGCAATTGAAAACCCTATTTCAGTAATTTCTACTTATATAAGAGAACCCGACCAAATAGTACACCCGTGGCAATTTGGAGACGAAGCAACAAAATCAACTTGTTTATGGCTTAAAAACTTACCCTTATTACAGCCTACTAAAATAGTTGGTAAGGGTGAAGTATTTGAATGGGTAGACAAAAAAACGGGTAAGAAAAAAAGTCAAGGTTTATGGTATTATAATGCATTAACACAAACCAAAACACCTGAAGAAAGACGAACACTAAGAAGTAAAACTTTTCCCGGTATGGCAGAAGCAATGGCAAAACAATGGAGTAACATAGAAAAAGTAGGTATACAAAAAACAATATTCGATTATGATATGTAAATATGGATTTTATACTTGCATTAATTGCAATGAAAAAATGTGTGAAACTTGTGATGAAGGCGATAACTATGAATTAAAAGAAGAAAGTGATGAGGTGTAAAAACTGCAAAGAAACCTTTGAACCTGTAAAGTTCTTACAAAAGTACTGCTTTAAAGACGCTTGTGTTCGTGTTTTCGTAGAAGAAGCTAAGGTTAAAACTTGGAAAAAGACGAAGGCTAAAATGAAAGATGACCTAATGACTTTACAAGACTACCTAAAAATAGCGCAACAAATATTTAACAAGTATATAAGACTAAGGGACAAAGGCAACGTGTGTATAAGCTGCGGAAAACCACCTAAAAAAGAAAACGCGGGACACTATTTAAACGCAAATAACCACTACAACGTAAGATTTGACGAAAGGAATGTAAACTTACAATGTGAACACTGCAATACGTTCCTGAGTGGCAACCTAATAAACTACCGTGCTAACTTAATTAAGAAAATAGGCGAAGACGAACTAACAAAATTAGAAGCCGAAGCTAACGAAACACGAAAGTTTACTATCCAGGAACTAAAAGAAATAATAGAAACCTATAAGAAAAAAGTAAAAGAATATGAATGAAGGCGAACTTTTACAATTTTTAAAGGATAACTACATAGCAGACTTAAAACCTTCCGAAGACAAGTTTAGTAGATGGGACTGCACAAGCGACAAATACAAATATCGAATCGAACTAAAATGTAGGAACAAGCACTACACCGAATTGATCTTAGAAAAAGACAAATACTTCGCTTTAATAAATTCTTACATAAACACGAACTACAAACCATTATACATAAATTCAACACCTGAAGGGATCTATGTATTTGATTTATCTATAATAGAACCTAATTTTATTACTGATAATAGAATGCCTAAGACTACTGAGTTTGAACAAAACCATAGAACTACAAAGACCTACGCACTTATTTCTATACTTGAAGCAAAAAAAATAAAATAAATAGGTGTATATTAAAATATAATGATTAGATTTGCTTATAATTAAAACAATTTATTATGAAACATTTATTTAAAGCGTTGGCATCGTTCCAACAAGAAGTGCCAGTAGTACACAAGGCAACACAAGGTTACGGGTATTCATACGCTGACTTACCGAAAATCTTTGAAGTGATTAACCCGTTATTACAAAAACACGGATTAGGCTTTACGCAGTTAATCAATACTAACGAAGAGCGTCACTACTTAGTAACAATACTTTTCCACGTTGAAAGCGGTGAAAGTTTAGAAAGCAGTACGTTAATTCCTTACGTTCAGTTAAAAGGTATGAATGACTTTCAGTCTTTTGGTAGTGGTGTAACATACTTTCGTAGGTATGCGTTAAGTTCTGCTTTAGGACTTGTAACGGACAAAGACACGGATGCAGGAGGCGAACAGGTAAAGGTAGAAAAACACGAACCTAAACAAAAGAAAAATAAAATTGACGATGTACGTTTTTCTAAAGCTATTGAAGCAATTAAGAACGGTGAATATGACATAGACCAACTTATAGAAAAGTTTGACTTAGACGCATCCCAACTGGCAACAATAACTAAGTTATGAAAATACGCGCATCACAAATAGGCAAACTAATGGCTACTCCCCGCAGTAAAGGGGAGAGCCTTTCGCAGACTGCTAAGACTTACATTCAGGAACTTGTTTTAGAACACACCTACGGCATACGCAAAGATTTTTGGAGCAGGTACACGGACAAAGGAAATCAAGTAGAAGACGACGCTATAAGTTTTGTCAACGAAGTGTTAGAATTAGGCTTTATTTACAAGAACGAAGAACGCTTTGAAAACGACTATATAACGGGTGTACCTGACGTAAACACGAAAGAAATACTTTTAGACGTAAAATGTTCTTGGGATGCTACTACGTTTCCGTTTTTCGATAGCGAAATACCTAACAAAGATTACTACTACCAACTGCAAGGTTATATGTGGCTAACGGGTAAAACCGAATCTTTACTTTGTTATTGCTTAATGAACACACCTTTTGAAATAGTAGAAGACGAAGTAAGGCGTGAACATTGGAGACTTCAAAAAATAGAAGAAGACGTTGAGGTTCGGGAGTTCGTACAAAAGAAGCATAACTTCGACCACATACATAATGAAAGACGAATCAAAGTATTTAAAGTAGAACGTGATGAAACGGTAATATGGCAAATACAAGAGAAAATAGAGTTAGCACGAGAATACTACAATCAAATAATACAAACAATCTAAATAAATATAAAATGGAAACAAAAGTAAACAGCGGTGCAATTTTCAAGAACGAAAACAAAAAAGCGGAAAACCACCCCGACTACCGAGGAACTATTAACGTAGACGGACAAGACAAAGAAATAGCGTTATGGGT